CTCTTTACATAATGTTAGCAACTTGAACTCGTCTGTAGTATCTATTAGAGTTAGCAGCAGTTAAGCCGTCACTTGTAATAGAGTCTCCAGTACCAGCACCAGCAAAAGGATTAGCAACTAAACCATAACGTGTTTTGAAGCCAATTTTTGGTTGGAAACTGTCTTGTCCAACAGCACGAACCATTTGTAATGGAACGTAAGGGCAATAGAATATTCCTGAATCATAAGGTGAAGCACCTTTGAATCCAACAACATAATATTGTTTAGTTGGAGAAGCGTTAGCGCCAAGGTTAGCAGAGTATGGGTCAATGTAAACTTTAAATTTACCATTTAACACACCAGCAAAAGTATTACCTGTGTCGTCAACGTTTAAGTTGTTATTAAGAGCAGGCGTATAATCTAATACACCAGCCATTTGCAATGCAGAAGCAACATCAGAAGAGCAGATAATTATATTACCTTTTCCACGTCTTGTTCTTTGAGCGATTGTATTAGCGTCACGTTCAACTGCGATCATTAAACCTTTAAATCTCTCAACTGACCATCTACCATTTGAGTCAGTATCTAAATCAAAGATACCAGCAGTAGTAGTGTTGATTGCGCCATTTGAATTATCATTATCAGCTTGACCGAATTCAGCACCAACATAGATGGATCTTACGACCTCTCTATTGATTTCAGCAAGAATTTCAGCAGATAGAATATTTGACAATTCTGTTTCTGCGTCTAAACCGTGGATTGCTTTCAAATCTTGAGCAAGTTCCATAGTGTATTCTGCCTTTAATGCTCTTGACTTAGCAGTTACTGTTGACTTCTCAATTGAGAAAGCCATTTCAGCAAATGCGTTGCCAGCAGCATCGCCTAAAGCTTCAGCTTTAGCTGTTGTCATTCCAGTACCAGCTGTGTAGGTACCAGGTGAACCATCATTTAAAACTCCTGGGTTAGAACCGGCGTGTGCTGTTGCACTAAAACCACCTGTTGCTGAACCAGCAGCATTTCGTCCTGAAAAATCAGAATCAGCTTCATCAAACAGAGCTTCTGTTCCAGCTTGTGTTGAGTATCTGCTTCTCATAGCAAATATCAAACCAGTTGGTCCTGACATTGGTTGCACACCACATACGTCATATGCAATCAAGTTAGGAAGAGCACGTCTAACAAGACTAATTAAAATAGGATTCCAGTTTTGGACATTAGAACCAGTTGCATTAGCGGGAGCTGCTTCTGAAAGGAATGCAGCATCTTCTTTTAATGCTTTTTCTTGGTTTTCTAACACCATAGCTGTGACCGCACGTTTATAGCCATCTGTAACTTTTGGAAGTTCTGGATGGTCTAAAACTGGCTGCCACTTTTGTTGTATAGCTTCGGATAAATACATATTAATCTCTCCTTAATATTTTCCTAGTTAATTAACTAAAAAGTACATTTATTTTTTAGAATAAATGTCCAGTTTCTTTTGTTTACTTATAGCAGCGGTATATGCAGCCATTGATTCCGTAACTTGTGAATCGATGTTATCTTGTGTTCCCGCCACATCATTTACTTCATCACCTGTTGCTTTAGATTTAGGGAAGTAAGAAGCTTTTAAAGTTTCTACTTTCTTTCTAAAATCACTAGCACTATTATATTCAACGTTTTCAGCAAGTCCATTAAACTTATCTTTTTCAGTATCAGCTAAATCAGAAGCGACATCCGATAGGATTTCATCTCTAGTATGTTTAGCATTCTCTTGGTTAAGTTCAACGTTCTTTTCAATTGATTCATTAAGTTTTTTGTTTAACTCATCAATTTTAGCAGCTTGATCCTCAATAACATTGTATTTTTCTTCTGGAATATCAATGTAATGAGATTCAAATAGTTTTTTGAGACCAGATATAAAGTCTTCCGCAACTTCACTTTTAAGTCCTTTTTCAACAGCCAATTCATTTTCTTTCATCCATTCCTCAACTATGTAATTAAGGTAGCCATCAACTTTTTCTACTATTTCGTTTTTAGCAGTTTCAGTATCAGTTTTAACTTTATCAGCGTATTCATCTTCTAATCGGATAACTTCATCTGCAAGTTTGTTTCTTACTGCAGCCTCAAATATTGTAGAAGCTTTGTTTTTAAATTCATCTGATAAATCAGATTCATTTCCAACAAGAGCCTTGACATCTTCTTTGACATCAACTTTTTTCATTTTATCTTTAATTTCTTGAGCTTTTAATTCTTTTGCTTTTTCAGCATCAGCATTCGCTTTCAATTCTTTTTCTTTATCGTCATTTTCTTTCACATCTTTTTTATCATCACCTGTTTGAGCTTGAAGTTTTTT